CGTCAACACACCGGTACGCACTCGCCCCCAGAATTTTCCTTCTCTTAACTCCCCTTTTCTTCCAGTCCTCCCCCTCCAATCAAAATCCCAAACCCCGTCGAACAGAGCTGAACAAACCTTCGTTCCCATGACCCACAAGAAAAACAAACTCCCGATTCCGAACCCGAATCCACACCACAGCACAAGGTACAAGTACAGTACGACAACCCCCACCAACACACCGATCAAATGAAGATGATTGATCAGATAAGAGTCCACATAATAGATGTCGGGATTACGCAGCTTAAAGAAAAAGTCGTTATTGGCCACAAACTCATTTCTTGCTTCGAAATCCGCGAATGCGGAAAACGGTTTACCATCACGTACAATGGCCAACCTCTGATACGGTCCGAACCGAGTCCCCGTCGAGAAATGCAAGGGCACAATCTTGTAATACACCACGCGCGGCCTAAGCCAACACACGGCATCGTACAAATTCTGCGCCAGAACGATACTCTTATCCTCCAGGACTCTGGTATTCGAGAACTTCAGGTAATCGATGTCAAATACCTCCCTCCCCTTAATCTTCCCCTCGTTCTCCCTCAGAGTTTCAATGAGCGTACTCTTTCCCTCCCCCGAAGGTATGACGTAAATGAAGACGTGGTCGCAGTAGTGAAAATTACTCCTAGCCAGATTGGCGATATAATTATTAACCGAAGTAACTGGGTTAAAAGCCGGAATTGAATTTACGAACGACATTGGATCGGTCAAAAACTTCATCACAATCGAATACCTTCTATCCTCAAGCTGGATCTCACCGTTCCTCAACCGCGTAATGCCCGCCACCTTCCGAAAATAACTATAATCATACGCAAAACAACTCGCCAACATATGAAAGACCGTCGAAAAATGCGTTCCAAAACGAGTGTTATGCGCCTCCACCGAAAGCCTACACAAAAAGGGGTCCAACAATTGCTGCACACTGTCCTTCATCGATACGAACCTCTCCTCGGTAATCTCATCCTTCTCCCAGACAGCGAACTTAACGTACAGTCTCACCGTATCCACCACCGCATAATAAAATCCCTCAACATCCACCAGAAAGAAATTAAAAATCGTGGGACACCTTTCCCAAGAAAACTTCATCTTAAAATTAAAATTTGTTTCCGAAAAACTATTATAGTCATACTCGACCGCATCCGAAAAGATAACTATCGAATCGTCTCCCCCAAAAATCGCCAACTTGTATTCTTCAAGCCCACTCGCCGCCGCAAAAACCGCCATAGTAACGATCGTGTTCCCCATATACGTCATAAACATTCCCGACTTCTGCTGGACATCGACAAACGTCTTTATCCCAAAATCCTTCGCCAAATAAACAGACCCAAACATATGCGCCTTAAACAACTCCAAGGATTTGATCGGAAACCCGAACAAAGCCAAAAGATCGATCAAAAAATCAATATGCATCTTCTGCCACGACTTATCAAACGCCTCAATATCCGCCTCCAAACACTTGTCCGTAGCGCTATAAGGAATTTGCGCCAAAATGTCCAAAAACTCCCCCAAATTCATATCCGTCAAAATAACCGCGTTCGCCTTCAATTCATGCATCAACCTCCGCTTAACCTCCATAAAGAGCGTTGCAAAATAAAAATTCACTGCCTTGTCCGCATAGTTTATAGTTTGCATCTTAGCGTACTCCGTCTTGAGTGTCATACCATAGTTATTCTTGACCTGCAATTTGGCCATCGACTTGTAGGCTGCCAAATCTTTGCTATGAACCAACACCTTATCATTGACAATACGACGATAGTACTCCAGGTTATGCGCGCTATAAAAATCGTCCAAATCCCCCCACGTCCTAACCACCGGAAATTGCTCATACTTCTCCTGCAATTCCTTCCCATCGCTCCGCAAATAAGCCTTAATGAATGACTTCAACAACAATTCCGACATCACCGGCCCCCTCGCTGGTACCGACAGTAGTGGCGCATTACAATTCCTCTTATTGAGCGCCAACAAATAGTCCTTCGACGATACCACTCTCCTCTGATTCGCCGTCACCAAAAGCTCCCCACCAATCGGCCTACTCACAACCACTCTCTTCTGCGCAAACTTTCCATCCTTCAACCAAAACGGTACCCGCAAGTACAAGTCCAGCGGCCCATTCTCCACGATCCCCTGCAAATCCTCCCGCACCGGCTTCATCTTGTCCTTTGAAAACTCGGAATTTAATAGCGAAAAGAAATCTACTGCCTCGTTGATAGGATCAGGACTTGACTGAGGTCTGTAGAATTTTCTCCGAGTCGCCGGCCGGGGCTTGACCCGTCAAAACCCATTATCCGCCACATACTCCCCCGCCGCGTGATACGCGTCAATCATCCTATTGGCCTTGACATAGACCGCCGGTATCACGTACTCCCCCGACTTCTCATCCGCCACGTACACCAGCGTAAGCCTACTTATTGTCCGTGTCACAGCCACGTTGAACTTACACAACTCCGCCGCCTGCACACTCCTACCATTTTTCAC